CGAGCGCTGCGTGCGAGTGCGCTGCACATGCGGCCGTGAGCGCACGATGTCTCGTGCTGATTGGAACTCGCGGCGCTCGACGTGCTGCAAGCGCTGCAGCCTCGCGCATTTCAGCGTGAGCGAGCTAGGCCGCACGTATGCCTAAACCCAAGCGTCCGAAGCACAAGCAGGTTTCCGGACCATCGCGCGCGCGTAGCAGCGATCCGAGTGTCCGGAAACCCGCTGTGCCCACTAGTGTCAGTGAGCTCAACCCGCCTGGCCGGCCGACGCGGTACAGCGACGCGCTCGCAGATCAGCTGTGCAACCTGATCGGAGCCGGCGTGCCGATCAGGGTGGCATCGCGCAGCCTCGGCATCGGCCGCTCAACGCTGTACGAATGGCGCGACGCAGGCCGGCGCGGCCTCGATCCCTATGTGGTGTTCGAGGCGAAGATCGAGCGCGCGCTGTCGCGTGCCGAAACCTCGCTCACGCTCAACCTCGTGCGCGCCGCGCAAAAGGACTGGCGCGCCGCGGCATGGTGGCTCGAGCGCAGGCATCCCGAGCGCTACGGCGCGAAGCAGACGATGCGTGTGGAGAAAGCTCCAGCGGAGATGACCGAAGCCGAGCTTGACGAAGCGATAGCGAAGCACGGATACGTGCGCGCTCCGAGCTCGAGCGAGCTCACGCAGCCGGACAGCGGAGAGGACACAGCGACATGACATGGACAGATCAAGCGGGTTTCGAGTGCTGGGACAACCTACAGCACGACGCAGGACAGACGTACGTCGTCGTGACGATCGGCACGATCGGCCGCAAGCAGAGCTTTGTCGCGATACGTCGGAAGCTCGAGAGCCTGCGCAGTGAGCACGTGAAGGCCGAGGCTGCGCTCGCACGTGCTGAGCTCGCGCGCGTGCTGCGTGCCGCGGCAGCCGAAGTCGAGAAAGGCTGCCTGCCAGCATGAGCATACGAGCCAGGCCGGAAGGCTGCGACTGCTGCCACGAGTACGGCGACAACACGGACTGCGAAGTGCACATCCGCTGCGACTACTGCCGCACGCCGATCGGCGTCGTGGACTGGAGCTCAGGCGTCGTCAATCCGTGGAAAAAATCTTGTGACTGCGGCCTCGAGCTGCGGCGCGGAGTCCGCGGCAGCATCGTGCGCGTGCTCGCGTACGTGTACGGACAGCTTGCGCTCACGGACTGGGCCGAGCTCACGGCCGAGGAGCGGTACAGCTTCGATCACATCGGATGGCCAGGATGATCCGGCCGCACGGCTCACATGAGCACATGGCTGCAGTCAACCGCGCGTACGGACTTGACGCGCAAGGAGATCGGGTATGAGCGACATCGAGACACGGAAGCTGTTTGAAGGCCAGCACTGCAAGGCCGAAGCGCTGATGGACGGCATGCCGCTCGCGCGGCCTGTCTACTTCCGCGGCTATCTCGGCGGTTCGTATCTGAGCTGCGAGCGGGCCGAGGCTCTCGCAGCCGAGTTGACTGCAGCAGCGGCCGCGGCACGCAAGGCAGGTTCGCCATGAGTGCCGCGACTGTCATGCAGGTGACACTCGCTGGGCCAGGCGTCTGCAAGCGCTGCGGCTGCACAGATGCCTGGGCCTGCGCCGGCGGCTGCTACTGGATCGACGCGGAGCACACGCTGTGCAGCGCGTGCTTGAGCGAGGACGAGATGCGCAGCCGCATCCAGGAGCTTATGCAAGGCGACGACGTGCAAGCGACAATCAAGGACGAGCTGCAGAAGTGCGGCGCGCTCGACGACGACGACGACGAGCCGGACGACGACGAGCGCTGTCAGGAGTGCGGCTGCTCGGAGTCGAAGCGCTGCGACGCTGGCTGCCAGTGGGTCAACGAGCACAAGAACCTGTGCAGCAGCTGCGCCGTGCCGAAGCCGGAAGGCTGCATCTGCCGCGGCGACTGGTTTGGCGAGGACGGCGACTGCGAACTGCATCCATCGTGCGTCGAGTGCGGCGCGCTGTTCGGAGCGATCGACAACGACACAGGCCTGCTCAAGCCTGGCAAGTGCGAGTGCGGCATCGAGCGGCCAGCTACGTCGCCGGCGGCGGAGGCACGCACATGATCGCTCCCACACTCATCGTCGCGCTCGCGATCGTCTGTCATGCCTGGATCGGCCGCATCCAGGGTCCTGCCGCCGTCGTCAATGCCGTAGCGTGGCTCGTCGCTCTGCTCACGCTGCTTGCGCTCCTGCTCGGAGAGCTGCACAGATGACAGCGGCCGCGAAAAGGCGGCGCGCGGCCGCGCCGCCGGCGGCGCAGCCGAAGCGCTCGAGCCACTCGGCCGAGGCTGTGGCGGCCGAGTGGCTGCCGCTGAGCAAGCTCAAGCTGTGGGCGAGCAACCCACGCAACAACGACGGCGAGCCTGTCGAGCGCGTCTTCGCGTCGATCATCGAGTTCGGATGGGGCGCTGCCATCGTCGCGCGCCGCGCGAACGGCGAAGTGATCGCCGGTCACACGCGCTACAAGGCCGCGCAGACGCTGATCGCGACGTACGGCACGGCCAAGCCAAAGGAGCGCGCGAAGTGGCACGCGGACGCTGTGCGCGTCGCGACGCGCAAGGAAGCTCCGACGCGTCTACTCGACATCAGCGAGCGCAAAGCGCATCTACTCGCACTCACTGACAACCGCTCGAACGAGCTCACGCCGTGGAGCGACATGCTCGGCTCCGTGCTGAGCGAGTTCAGCCTCGACGAAACCGCGCTCGCAGGCTGGGATCAAGACGACATCGACAAGTTCGCGACGGCCGTGCTCAACAATGACGACGACAACGAAGGCCATGGCAGCGGCGAAGGCGACAGCGGCACGCCGGCACACAGGTGTCCGGCGTGCGGCCATGAGTTCAGCGATGCGTGACGCAGTGTGGCCGCGAGTAAGCACAGCCTTGCAGCACTGATCGCGGAGCGCGAGCGTCGCGAGCAGCGCAAGGCGCAGCGGCCAGGCAGCTTGTACGAGTACGTGAAGGCCGCTTGGCCGCTCGTCGTGCCGAACGCTCCATTTGTGGAGAACTGGCACATAGGCGCGATCTGCGAGCATCTCGAGGCGCAATCGCGCGGCGAGCTGCCTCGGCTCGTGATCAACGTGCCTCCTGGCTCGAGCAAGAGCACGACTGTGTGCGTCATGTGGCCGACGTGGGAATGGACGTGGAAGCCTGGCACGCAATGGCAGTTCGGCGCGTACGCGGACACGCTCGCTGTGCGCGACTCGCTGCGCTGCCGGCTCCTCGTGGAGACGCCGTGGTATCAGGACCTGTGGGGCGATGTTTGGCGTCCGCAGCGCGGCCGCTGGCTCGTGGACTGGCTGCAGAACAATAAAGGCGGCATCCGGCAAGCGATCAGCGTCGGCGGCATCGCGACAGGGTTTCACGCGCACCGCCAAGTCGTGGACGATCCGACGAAGCCGACCGATGCGCACAGCGCAACGATGCTGGCGAAGGCGGAGATGTGGTGGTTCGAGACGATGGCCAGCCGCGTGCTGCCTGGCAACAACACGCGCACGATCATCATGCAGCGCATCCATGACATGGACTTAGCCGGCAAGGCGGCCGAGCAGGACTATGCCGTGCTCGCGATCCCAATGACGTACGAGGCGAAGGCTCGGCGGCCGCCGACGCCGATCGGCTGGGAAGATCCGCGCAGCAAGGACGGCGAGCTGCTGTGCGCGCAGCGCTGGAGTGCCGCGGAAGTCGCGCGGCGCAAGCGTGAGTTTGGTCCGGACGGCTGGGCTGCGCAGGATCAGCAGGATCCAGTGCCTGCCGGCGGCGCGATCTATCAGGAAGCCTGGATGCACAACGTCTACCACGTGCAGCCGGAGCTGTACGGACATCAGGTGATCATCAGTCTCGACTGCGCGTTCAAGGACCACGAGACGTCGAGCTACGTGGCCGCGCAAGTGTGGAGCTACAAGCCTCCAAACTTCTACCTGCTGGACGAGATCCGCGAGCATCTCGACTTCCTCGGCACAGTCGCTGCTGCGCGGACGCTGTACGCGCGCTGGCCGATGT